AGCAAATGACAATATTGTACCTAAAAAAACGGATAAAAAGGTAACGAATGACCTTTATGAGAATAAAGAGGACAATGACTTCTATGAACTCAATGAATTTGGCATTTGAGGTTGCTAAATAAAGATATATTTGCTTAATAATAGTGCCTGTCCAACGCATAAGTAAGTCATTTAAGGACATAAGCATGTCCTTTCAGTATAATCCATTAAATAATGATATTATTGCGATTAAAAATGAGACTGCTATTGCTCGTTCTCTTCGGAATCTAGTACTTACTGCACCTGGAGAACGATTTTTTAATGAAGAATTAGGTTCAAGAGTAAATAAATTACTATTTGAGAATCTTGATGACATAACTGCTTCATCTATAAAGGATGAAATTGAAAATACGATCAAAAATTATGAACCTAGAGTTAAATTATTAACAACAAAGGTGTCTCCCAATCCAGATTCATATGAATTTGATGTTATTATCACTTATGAAATAATTGGAATAGATGCACCAGCACAACAATTGTCATTCGCATTACAGCCAGCACGATAATGCCCCTAGTTAATTTCGCAAATCTGGATTTTGACCAGATAAAAGTATCAATTAAAGATTATCTTCGATCTAATTCTAATTTTACGGATTATGATTTTGAAGGATCTAACCTGTCAACGATAATTGATGTTCTTGCATATAATACTTACATCACTTCATACAATGCCAACATGGTATCGAATGAAGTTTTTATTGATAGTGCAACATTAAGAGAGAATGTTGTATCATTAGCACGTAATATTGGATATACTCCTCGATCAAAAAGATGTGCAGAAACAAATATATCTTTTTTTGTAGATACAACTAGTTATTCTTCTCCACCCCAATCAATCACTCTTAATAAGGGTCTGGCCGTCTCTACAGCATCGTTTGGAAATCAAAGTTATACATTTGCTTTATTGGATGATGTAACAGTTCCTGTGTCCGATAATCAGGCAGCCTTTCAAAATGTACCAGTTTATGAAGGACTTTATCTCACACAATCATTTACTGTAAATTCCTTTGATCCAAATCAACGATTTATTCTTTCTAATGCTGGTATTGATATATCTACCCTTAGAGTAGTTGTAAAACCGTCTCAAGAATCGACTGTAAGTAGAAAATATACTCAAGCAGACAGTTTATTTGGTATTGATGGTGACTCGGCTGTCTATTTTGTCCAAGAAGTAGAGGGTGAGAGGTACGAATTGATATTTGGAGATGGAATTTTTGGTAAAAAGTTAGATGCACCTAGTTTTATTGAAGTTTCTTATATAATTACGAGTGGAGAAGAAGGAAATGGACTTGCATCTTTTAGTTTTAGTGGAAAATTAACATCTACAAGAGATAATACTTCAGTAACGACTGGTATTTCTATAATTGAGGCAGCAAGTCCAAGTGAAAATGGTCAAAATATTGAAAATATGGAGTCAATTAAAAAATATGCGACTCAAATCTATGCTTCACATAAAAGAGCAGTCACAACAAATGATTATGAAGCTATTATTCCTATATTATACCCTCAAACTGACTCTGTATCTGCTTTTGGAGGAGAAAGTTTAAATCCTCCTCAATATGGAAAGGTTTTTGTAAGTATTAAACCTACTAGTGGTCCTTATTTGTCTACTCAAATCAAAGATAATCTTAAAAGGAAGATTAAAGAGTATTCAGTTTCTGGAATAGATATAGAAATCACCGATTTAAAGTTTTTATACATCGAACTTGATGTAACAGCTTACTATAATACAGGTTTAGCGAGATCTTCAAGTTCAGTTAATACTGCCATAGCAAGTAATCTGGAAAAATATTCTGAATCTGCAGAAATAAATAAATTCGGTGCTAGATTTAAGTATAGTAAGGCATTATGTGTCATTGATAACAGTAGTGATGCTATAACATCTAATATTACAAAAGTTGTAATAAGAAGAGATCTAAGAGTAGCATTAAATAGTTTTGCTGAATATGAAATCTGCTTCGGAAATTGTATTTTTGCTCAAAACTGTGATGGTTATAACATTAAATCTTCTGGATTTAATGTGGAAGGAGTAAGTGGAGTTGTATACCTCACTGATCATCCTGAAGAAGGTCGCAGTATGGGGACTATTGATTTGATAAGATTAACTTCTAAAACTCAAGCTAAGGTAATTAAGAAGTCTATAGGAACCATTGATTATGAGAAAGGTGAGATTAAACTTACTCCTATTAATATTACAAATACTGTTGTAAATAGGGGATTCCCTGTTATTGAAATTTCTGCTAGTCCTTGTTCTAATGACGTTCTAGGAAAAGATGATTTATATCTTCAACTAGATATGGAGAATACAACTATTGAATCAATCCCAGAAGGTAGTATTATGAATGGTACTGGAACGGGTTCTAGTTATGCAAATGGTAGCATAGTTCGTGGGAAAAAGGTTATTCCAGGATCTACATCATGTGATACTGAAGATATAGTCACTACTTCATCAACCACCATCTATTAAGTTTTAATCTCAGATGATATCTACAGATTTAAAAAGAGTACAGATACAAAGTATAGTTGAGAATCAACTTCCTTCTTTTGTTCAAGAGGATTTTCCTTTATTAGGGGATTTTCTTAAAGAGTATTATGTTTCTCAAGAATATCCTGGTGCTTCTACTGATTTACTGCAGAATATAGATGAATATTTAAAATTAAATTCGTTAACTAATAATTCTGATCAAACTGAGTTAGGAGAAGATATTGATTTTGATGATGAGACTATTAGAGTTACCTTTGATCTGAATAAGAGTATTTTTGGAACATATGAATTTCCTGATAGAGATGGATTAATACAAATTGACGAAGAGATTATCTTATATAAAGAGAAAACCAATACTTCTTTTACAGGATGTATTCGGGGGTTTAGTGGTGTAACTTCTTATAAGGCACTCGATGCTCATGATCAATTACAGTTTTCAGAATCCGAGGCTAATCCACATCCTAAAGGATCTAAAATTATAAATTTAAGTGCTTTATTTTTAAATCAGTTTTTAGTAAAATTAAAAACACAAATATCTCCAGGATTTGAAGATAGAACTTTAGATGCTAATTTAAATCAAAAACTCTTTATTTCCCGATCTAAAGATTTTTATGAGACAAAGGGTACAGATGAATCTTTTAAAATACTCTTTGGTGCATTATATGGAGAAACTGTAGAAGTAATTAAACCAAGAGAATATTTATTCAGACCCTCAGATGCGGAGTATAGAGTAACTAAAGACTTAGTTGTACAGTCTATTGAAGGAGATCCATTAGATTTATTGAATAGTACTTTATATCAAGATGATTATCATGCTGGTGATCATTATTGTATTAAAGAAGCATATGCTCCTATTAGTGGAGTAGAAAAAATTTCTGTTGGTAATTCTGATTTTTATAAATTAAATCTTGATTATGGATATGCTAAAGATGTTCCTCTTAAAGGGAGTGTATATGGGGAATTTGTAATACATCCTAATACAAGAGTAATAGATGGAGTCTCAGTTGGGTCTAGTGTAATAGATGTAGATTCTACTTTAGGATTTCCAGAATCAGGAGAATTATATGCAGTATATGGTACAGGAGTTAGTGGAATATTAACTTATAGATCTAAATCAATAAATCAGTTTTTTGGTGTTGGTTTAGCTAATACCACAACAGTTGGAATTAACACAAGTATTGATTCTGAGCAAGATATTAGACTAAACACAAATGTTTATGGGTATGTTGGTATAGGGACTCAAGATCAAGTTTCTATGAGGGTTACTGGAGTTTTAGCAGACCCAATAATACCTGAGGATACTTATTATTTTGATAAAAATGATACTATTTCAATTAGGTCTTTAGGAATTACCACTTCTAGTCCAAAGGTTGATAATTGGTTTTATAATGTAGCCACAAAATATGATATAGAATCAATAACCTTAGTTGATGCTTCTGATTTTACTTATACTTTAGAAACTTATGCTGCCAATAATTTTAGACTAGGTGATAAAGTTACTATTATTGATAATGTAGGTGGAATGAAAGATTCTACAGTAAGTGAAGTTATAAGTTCTTACAGTTTTTCTATTAAAGGTCAAGGTGTTATCGTTGGAACAAATTATAAAGTTCAAAGAAAAATATTAAGGGGAAAAGTAGAAAATTCATTATCTGATTATTCTTATATTGATAATTATTTTGCTAATGTTCAAAATACTTATGTAAAATTTAATCAAGATCTTATAGTAGCATCTTCATCCATTCCAAATTACTATAATAGTCCTTTAGATTTTTATGATAAGAAAATTACTTTAAATGGTGAGTATAGTGGAGATACTTTTACAATTTTAACCGTAGATGATCATGGTTATTACACAGGAGATGCTGTTTATTATAATTCTTATGATATCGAGACAAAAGATTTTCTAGGTAATACTACTAAAGTTGTGAGTAAGTTTCCAGAAATGGATCCAGGTGTTTTCTTTGTAAAAAGATTAAATAAAAACCAATTCCAACTTGCTACTAGTCCAGCCAACATCTCTAATAATTCATTTGTTTCAGTATCAGGTATTGTAACCTCTAATACCATAGAATATCTTGAATTTCATAATAAAGATGTAGATCATCAACTTTTATTGAAGGAAATAAAAAATCCAGATAATGAAGATGGAGATTATATAACAGAACCTGGAAGTAGAACAGGTATTCTTGTTAATGGAGTTGAAATTTTAAATTATAAGTCAAATGAATCAGTTTATTATGGTTCTATTAAAAATATTGATATTGCCGCAGAAGGTAGAGGGTATGATGTCATAAATCCTCCTATTTTACATATATCTGATAATGTTGGAAGTGGTGCAACAGGTATTTGTGCGGTTGAAGGAGTATTAAGGGGTATTAATATAACTGATCCTGGATTTGATTATATATCAAAACCTACTGTGGCAATTAGTGGAGGAAATGGTACAGGAGCTACTGCTAAGGTTAATACTAAGTTTATAGAACATGCTGTTTCATTTAATGCGACAGCAGATGCTGCTCGTGTGGACATTACAGATAGTACCATTGGGTTTTCTACTTATCATAAGTTTAGAAACGGTGAAAAAGTAATTTATAAGACAGATGGACAAACTGCAGTAGGTGGTATCTCTACAGATGCAATTTATTATGTTCATACTGTGGGTGTATCCACTATAAAACTGTATAAGTCAGAAACTGAAGCTATAAACGCAGGAATTAATACCGTTTCTTTATCTGGTTTTGGAGTAGGAGTTCAAAGAATTCAATCTTATGATAAAAAGCAAGTTATATCTAATGTTGTGGTGGGAAATCCAGGATCTGGTTATCAAAATAAGAAAAGAACTATAGTTTCTAGCACAGGTATTAATACAGCACTAAATCAGATTAATATTAATGATCATGGATATAAATCAGGTGAAATTATTCAATATTCATATAATGTTGATCAGATTACTGGAATTAATTCAAATACTAATTATGTTGTTACTGCTGTTGATGGTGATAACTTTAAACTTTCAAGTGTAGGGGTTGGAAGCACTTCTAAGTTCTTATATTATGATAGTGAACAATATATTCAGTTAAATGTTGCTGGTCTTGGAACAGGAGTTCATACTTTCAACTATGAACCTATTGTAGTATCTCTTAGTGGTGAAATCGGAGTTAAAACTGAATCTGGACAAGATTTTAAAGCAAAACTTCAACCGTTATTTAAAGGATCTCTTGATTCTGTGCAAGTAACGTCTGGAGGTAGTCAATATGGTTCTTCTGATATCATAAATTATGATCGTCAACCATTATTAACCCTTAATAGTGGATCAGGTGCTGAAATTACGGCAATTATCAATAATGGTAAAATAGTGGAAGCTCAGGTAGATAATCAGGGTGAAGGATATAATGCACCTCCAGAATTAGTAATAAATTCAACATCAGGATATTATGGAAAATTGGTTCCAATTATTAATGATGGAAAAATCACTAGTGTGAGAATAGACAATCCAGGAATTGGTTATACTGGTAGTGTTGGAGTAGCCGTAACGACTGATGCATCTAATGGAAAATTAAGAGCACAAATTCAAACATGGACAGTTAATCTCTTCCAGAAATCCTTAAATATTATTTCTGATGATGATGGAATTCTAGATGCCGCAGAAAATACTGATTTGGGGATTGAATATACTCATGTATATGCTCCTCGTAAGTTAAGAGAATCACTATATGTACGAGATCAGGATAATAATATCAAATATGGTCTTTTAGATTTACAAAAAGTTGATGATGAAGAAGTTGCTGCTGAATTCCATTCACCAATTATTGGGTGGGCATATGATGGGAATCCAATTTACGGACCTTATGGATATAGTGAAAGAACAGGTGGATTCATCAAAGCTATGGAATCTGGTTATAAACCAGTAACTGCTGCAAATAGACCTTCATTAGCAACTTTCCCTCAAGGATTTTTTGTTGAAGATTTTGAATTTAACAATAGTGGAGATTTGGATGAACATAATGGTCGTTTTTGTGTAACTCCTGATTATCCCAATGGAGTATATGCTTACTTTGGAACTATTAATTCTTCTTCTATTGAAAATGCTGGACCTTTTAATAAGTATAGAATACCCGAATTCCCATATTTAATAGGAAATTCATTTAAATCTAAACCAAACCCCTTTAATTATGATGCTACGATAGATCAACAATCATATAATTTAAATAATACATCATATTTTAGAAATACAACACCATATTCTTTAACTGAACCATATGCATATTATGATTTTTTATCTCAACCTAATAAGGAAAAGGAACAATTAATCGATATTAATCATGCCTCTGTGGGATCTATTGATAAAGTTGGTATTTTAACAGGTGGAAATAATTATAAAGTAAATGATACTATTAATTTTGAGCAAAGAGATGAATATCAAAGAGCAAAAGGAAGAGTTTCTAAAGTGCTTGGAAAGGTTGTTACTAATATTAGTGTAGCCACTAGTTCTCTTTCTGAAGTGGAAGTAGTACCTTATGATTTAAATGGACAATATATTGCATTTTCTACTTCTCCTCATAATTTTACCAATCTAGATCAAGTTTCTTTATCTGGATTCAATACTTCCACTGATCATTTACAAGGAAGTTTTAATATTGGAGTAAAGACCGAAAGTGTTTTACTTGCAGGAGCTGCGACTACTATCGGAGCAACTGGAATAGTGACATATTTTGGAATTTCAGGATCACTCTCAGATGACCTTTTATCAATTAGAGAAAATGATATTTTAGGGATTGGAACAGAAACAATAAAAGTTCTTCAAGTTGATAGAGCAAATTCTAGATTAAGAGTTCTTAGAGCTCAAGAGAGTACAATGGGAAGTGCTCATACTGCTGGATCTGTGATAACTGAAGATTCTAGAAAATTTACCTTTAAAGCATCTCCTGAAAATGATGTAAAATTTGAATTAAATAAAGAGATTTATTTTGAACCCAAAGAAGCATTAGGTATTGGAACTCTTGCAGGAGTTGGAATTGGAACCACTATTTCATTCTCCAATCCTGGTGCGGGATTAACACAGATTTATATTCAAACCGAAGCAATTTATCTTCCAAATCATGATTTAAAAACTGGTGATATTGTTAACTATAAAACCAATACTGGTGATCCTATAGGGGTCTCTACTGATGGAGTTACTTTATACAGTCTTCCAACTGATGCTCCTTTGTATATTGGAAAAATTTCTAATGATTTAGTTGGAATTCAAACATTCCAAGTTGGTATTGGAAGTACTGGTACATTTGTAGGTATTGCAAGCACCACTGTTAATAGAGGATTGTTGAGATTGACTGGAATTGGTACTGGAGTATACCATAGTTTTAAAACTGTTAAAAATAATGTAGTTACATCAGAAGTTTTTAAGAATACAGTCACCGTAGCCACTGCTTCTACTCATGGGTTGAAATTTAAAGATCATGTAACCATTGATGTTCAACCAGGAATTGGTACTACTGTTACAGTTAAGTATAATGATTTTAATAGAAGAATAGTATTTGATCCTAAACCGTTTGTTGCTGGTGATGTTGATACTACTAATAATATTATTACTATTAGTAATCATGGATTTAAGACTGGAGATAAGGTAATTCACACTGCAACTTCTGCTTCTGGTGGATTAGAAGATGAGAAAATTTATTATATCTTTAAATATTCTCAAAATAAAGTTAAATTATGTTTGACTAGATATCAGTCAGTTCAATTTGAACCTGAATTTATTAATATAACATCTGCTTCAGCAGGAACATTATCTCCAATTAATCCTTTAACTAATGTATACAAGAATAATACAGTAAGGTTTGATTTATCTGATCCTTCATTGGCTACTTTTGTTGGAGTAACTTCTTATTCTGCTTTTGACCTTAATCTTTATACTGATAAAGAATTTAATAATAAGTTCTATTCTACATCTTCTTCTACTACGTTTGAAGTAAATAAAAAAGGAGAAGTTGGAATTAGTACTGATGCGGGATTACTTCTTTCAGTAACTAAAGATCTTCCAGAAATTTTATATTATAAATTTGATACAGTTAATAATTCAGTAATTTCTGATGTTAAAAAGGGAATTATTGTAGATGAAGAGGTTAGAGCATATAATCAAATTGAAGTAAAGAATAGTCTTTATTCAGGAACCTATCAAGTAGTAGGTATTGGAAGTACAACCACATTTACTTATGATGTAAAGGAGATTCCTGAAAGACCTTCTTATAGTGAGTCGGAAGCTTCTTTAGAATATTCTACTGATTCTACTACTGCTTATGGTGGAATAGCAGATATTGAGATGAAATATAAAGGAAGTGGATATTCTGAGATAGTTGGAGTATCTTCTATTATTACTGGACTGGGAACTGATTCTATTTTAGAACCATCAAGCACAACTATTGGTAAAATAATTTCCACGAACATTGAAAATATTGGATTTAATTATTCAGGAGATAATACAGTAAGACCTGTATCTAACTTACCTGAGATTCTTAAAATTGAATCTTTAACTTCTTTCAATAAAATTGGAATATCCTCTGCTGGTAAAAATTATACCATAGCACCTACTTTAATTGTTTTAGATGGATATACTGGTAAACAAGTAGATGTAGATTTAAAATATGAAATTGGGGATCAACAAGTAACCATTTTACAAAATACAAAGGGAATTTATAATACTCCTCCTACTATTATTCCAACAGGTAATGTTAATGGTATTGGAATTAATACTATTACCTATGATTCGAGTACTCAAGATGTTACAGTTGGTTTAAATACCGCATTTAGTGATGAAGCTCCCTTTAGTGTTGGAGATAAAGTTCTAATTGAAAATATAAGTGTTGGTGTAGGTACTACAGGAAATGGATATAATTCTTCTCAATATAATTATTCACTCTTTACATTAACTGCAGTAAATATTCCTCTTGGAGGAGGTGTAGGGTTTGTTACTTATAGTTTAGCAGGACTTCTCCCAGAGAATGCATACCCTGGTAATCAGGATGTTCTTAATTCAGCAGGAGTTATTATTCCAGAGAAATACTTCCCTCAGTTTGATATTGAACTTAAAAAGAATAATTTCATCGAGGGTGAACAAGTTAAATCGGGAATTAAAGTTGGAAAGGTTGAAAGTTGGAATAATCAAAGTGAAACTTTAAAAATATCTTCATCTGATGAATTTGATGTTGGTGATTTGATAATTGGTAGTACATCTCACACTCAAGGAACAATAGATACAAAAATTGATTTTGAATCGGATATTAAGATTGGGGCAGGATCGATTGTTAAAAAGGGATGGGAGAGAGAAACTGGATTCTTGAATAATAATTTACAAAGACTTCCAGATAATTTCTATTATCAGAATTTCTCATATGCATTAAAATCCGCAGTTTCTTTGGATAGATGGGATGAAGCAGTTGATACATTAGATCATCCTAGCGGATTTTTGAAATTTAGTGATTTAATATTAGAGAGTACGGACTCTAAAACTACAACAGCTAAAGATAGTGATTTGATTGCTTTTATTGATGCTATTGGCGTAGTTGATGTAAATTGCTATCCAAGTTTTGATTTAGTTACAGAAAATTCTTTAAGTATCACTGATAATGAAAGATTATCAGATCAAATTTATTTTAATTCTAGAATTTTGACTGATTACTATGAATCTGTTGGTAATAGAGTATTAACTATTGATGACTTTAGTACATCCTTTAATAGTGATCCACGAACTACAAGATTTTCTGTTGTTGATGATTTCCCTATTAAGCACAGAAGTAAAAAATTCTTTACTTTAGTAAAAGATAAAACTTTTACTGGTGAACGTCAAACAATGCTTGTTTCGTTATTGCATAATGATGGAAAAGGATATATGAACCAATATGGTAGAGTTGAGAGTGTAACAGATCTTGGAAGTTTTGATTTTAATATTAGTGGTTCAAAAGGACAACTTTTATTCTATCCTACCAAATATACAGTTAATAATTACAATGTAAGTGCGGTAAGTTTTGATATAATTGGTTTTGCTAATACTACAGGTATTGGATCAACCACACTTGGTAATTTTGTTAATATTAATTCAACTCAAACTGCTGTCCCTACAGGAACTGCTACTACAATTGTGGGAATTGCTTCCACATATAGAAGTTCAAAAGTTCTTGTTATGGTCAATGCAGATAATGGCAGAATGGAATATGATGAACTTAATATTA